CACAGAACATCTATCAATCTATAACTTGCTTTCCTAGAGACATTCTTACAGGAGAGGCTATTAGTCAATATGCACTTAGAATAGTAGATCAACAAAAGAATGCAGAGGTAGGTGTAGAAATTACGTCAAGAACTATAACCAATAAGAAGCTAGTAATTGAATTTTCATTGACTACGATTGATGAAAGGTTCTATACTACAGAGGTCTATAATAGATCTACAAATAAAATTCTTTTTAGAGGGGTGGCTTTCGCCTGTGACACTACACAGAGTCTAGATAAGTACACCATGTACTATGGGGACAACATCCTGCCAACGGCAAATGATCAAACATACATCACTTTATGAGGTTCTTACAACTGAATAGCTACACAAGTCCTAAGATTGTTGAGGACAAGCAGAATGACTATGTATCCTATGGCGTAGACAACAACTACTATCAATACCTCATAGATCTATATCATTCGAGTCCAACTAACAACGCAGCCATCAAAGGAATAGCAGACATGATCTACGGAGAAGGTCTAGAGGCTGTGCAAGCAGATCGCAACTTGCAAGGATACCTAGAGGTCAAAACGATATTCAAAGACGACTGCATGCGTAAGATTTGTCTAGATCTAAAGATGCTAGGTCAAGCTACGTTTCAACTCATTAAGTCTAAGAACGGCAAAAGATATGTAAGGGCTATGCACTTTCCTGTGCAGACGTTACGTCCTGAGAAAGCAAATAAAGACGGGGACGTTGAAGCCTACTACTATAGTGCAGATTGGACTAAGATCCGAGAAGAAGAGTTTAAACCTGTCCGTATTCCTGCCTTTGGTTACGATGAACAGGCTAATGAAAGCATTTACTGCATCAAACCATATTCAACAGGTAACTATTATTTCAGTCCTGTTGACTATCAAGGCGGTCTACAATACGCAGAACTAGAGCAGGAGGTAGCCAACTACCATTTGAATAATATCAAGAACGGGCTTGCTCCTTCCATGTTGATCAACTTTCATAACGGAGTACCACCTGAAGAGGAACAAGACGAAATAGAACGCGACATTACACGCAAGTTTACAGGATCTAGCAATTCAGGACGCTTTATCCTTGCTTTTAATGACAGCAAGGACAGCAGCGCATCTATTGAGCCTGTGCAGTTAAGTGAAGCATCTAACCAATATGAATTTTTGTCTAGTGAGTGCATGAGAAAGGTCATGGTGGCTCATAGGATCACTTCTCCCATGCTTTTAGGCATCAAAGACCAAACAGGTCTAGGGAACAACGCGGAGGAACTTAAAACGGCTTCTACGCTGTTTGACAATGTGGTGATCCGTCCATTCCAAAGAATAATCATAGAGGCTGTGGACAACATTCTAGCTGTTAATGGCTTCTCGTTAGATCTTTATTTTAAGACATTACAGCCACTTGAATTTACAGACCTAGCAAATAACCAAGTAGACGAAGAAACGCGCGAGAAAGAGACGGGAGTGGCTTTATCTAGCCAATCATGTTGCACAGGTCATGTAGATACAGACGAAGGACGTGTGGAATTAAACAGCGATCACATGAACATGTGGTTAGAACACCTGTCAAGTGTTGGTGAAATAGTGGACGAGAACGAATGGGACTTGATTGAAGAAGTGCCTGTCACAGATTACGATGAAGATGAGCAGCGATATAATTTCTATAGATCATATTCCACACCGCAAGCCAAAAGTGATCAAGACAGAGGTTTATTCAAGGTTCGTTATGGTTACGCTCCAAAACGAGATAGCGCAAACTCGCGTGATTTTTGTTCAAGAATGGTTGCTGCGAGCAAGGACGGGGTGGTATATCGTAAAGAGGATATCCTTAAAATGGGATCACAAGGTGTAAACGGACAATTTGCACCTAGAGGTAAGTCAACGTACTCAATTTGGCTTTGGAAAGGCGGTGCATACTGCCATCACTTTTGGACTAGAAAGGTGTACTTCCGCAAGCGTGCAGAGGGTGGACAATTCTTACCTAAGAGTACCACTAAAGGTCTAGAAAATGAACGTGTATCAAGCGTAAGTGAAGCAAAAGGAAAGGGCGCGCCAATACCAAGCAATCCTGCACAAGTTTCTACAAAGCCAATAGACACACCCTCACGAGGAAAACTGAATTAAGATGGCACAGGTACTATTAGTAAGACGTCAAGACATATTGAAACTAACCCCTATAAATGGGAATGTAGATACAGATAAGATCACGCCTTTTATCAAGAGCGCACAGGATATACATATTCAAGACATACTTGGAACAAAGCTATTTGAGAAACTTATAGACGGGGTGCAGAATGACAATCTAACTGCTGACTACAATACACTTCTAGTGACGTATGTTCAACCTGTCTTGTGTCATTTGGCTGCTGCTGACTTTTATTTGTTTCATGGTTACGAGATCGCAAATGGTGGGATTTTTAGACACCAAAGCGAGAACAGCACCACACCCTCAAAAAACGAAATAGACGCCTTAGTGCAAAGGCAAAAAGATATAGGGGATCATTATCGTAGAAGGTTGCTAGACTACCTAAACTTTGAAGCACCTAGCAAGTATCCTGAATACTACACAAACACCAATGATGATATGTACCCTAATCAAAGGACTAGATATTCAACGGGATGGGTACTATAAGAACATATAAGCCAAAGGAAGTGAATGTAAAGAAGCTAAAGACCTTCCTAAAAAAGCAGAAAAAAAATGAGTTACGGAAAGATATATGATACCACTTGGTGGGGGGTTGGTAGAGATAACGCCATTGGTTGGGGATATGTCTATGCCAATTTAGGAAGCATTGCACCTCAACTTGTGAGTGCCTTTGTTACTCGTGTAGAGGCTGATGGTGGTAGTGTAGAGAATACTGCATGTCTTACTACTGATGTTGAATTTTTAACTCAAAACCCTTAACAATATGAGCTTTTACGACGACGCAAGTTTTGTAATGATTCCAAGCGGTGCGAAAGATGACAAATTGTATTCTATAAAACCGACAGACGGAAATGCAGATTTCACATTTCAACGCGACGGGTCAGGGGCATCAAAAGCCACCCTGATCAATTCGTCGGGATTGATTGAAAAGGGACACACGAACGAGATTTTGAAATCAAACAATTTTGGTGACGGAACATGGGTTCAAACCGCAACGACAAGAACAAGCGGTCAAACGGGTTATGACGGAACAACGGACGCGTGGGAAATTGTACGTTCATCAAGTGGCGCAATGGCATTGCAACAAACGATTTCCGTGACGGATGTTTTGACGTTTTCAATTTATGTCAAGATTAACGCAACAAACGGAATCGGTTTGAATTTCGGTTCGTTGGGTGCGGGTCAATACGCACGATTCAACATTAGTGATGACCAACAAACATCCGCCGCGTTTGAAACGGGATTGATTGCGTCAACGCAAGAATACGTCGGGAACGATTTTTATAGGTTGTCAATCACGGCAAACACGACACAAACGTCCGTTCGTTTATACACCA